CTAAAGACAATGCCTTTATCTTTTGAGTTTCCAGATATATTTTTAACCGGTATCGCCAAATACTTTGACTTTTTTGGGGATATGGTTACCCTATCTCCATACTCCATTACAGCCGCTTTATTCTTAAAAACAGCAGATCTTTTTACAGATTTTCCACTAGGACCTGGCTCAAGTAGTATTGGGTCTATTGGGGACACCCTGCGGGACTGTAGGAAATTAAATTTAACTTTAAACCCATTATCCCCAACATTAGTTTTATTTAATTTCCATAGCCTTGTAGAGCCATTCTGGCCCCATTCGTATACGTGCTGTAAAGCTTTAGGATTAGATCCAGCCTTAGTATCTAGATATTGCCCAAAATTATATTCTAGTTCATCAAAAGCTTCATCAAAAAATCTATTTCTAGTTACGGGACCAGCCATTGAATGCCAGGCTACCATTAGCTCATAGTTTAATACAGATGAAATTACAGCTGGAGCATTAGTAGAAATGTTAAGCTTACGATTCCCCGGTTTAGGATTTTTCATAACTCTTATGCTTGGCTTATTCTCCATTTTGAGTAAAGACTTCCTTAGCCATAATCTCGTACTCTATTACATTTCCAAACATATCAAACAATGGGCTCACGCTAGCAATTTCAAAGATGGATGGCTCTCCTGATATTCCTGGAACGGTCCAAATAGCGTTTCCATCTTTATCAGCTAAGTTTGTAATTCTTTGCCTTTTATTTAGCTTTTTCTTAGAAAGAACCTTTATCCTCTGCTCTTCTGAATACTCCTTGTTAAACTTTTTATTATTTGCCGTGTCAGAAGCTCCCTCGCTTTTAATAGACTGTGCGTCGCACATAAAAGTATCCGTTACTGTCCAAGTTCTACTGATCTCCTTCGTTGCAGGGTTCTGAGTTGCAACAACTTCCATTACGTCTGCATAGGAATGATACTTTGCGGATGTTAAGCATCCGTACATTAGATTACAACCATATCCAGAGTTTGATAGCGGGAAAGAATTCCATCTACTATGGCGTTACCTGTTCCAGAGAAGGCTTCCCCAAGGAATGTAAACTTGAAATCAGACATAGAGGCTTGTTGAACATACTTGGTTCTCCATGTAGAATCTTGGCAAAGGAAGTCATTTATAAGAAGGACGGCGGCTTGTTGTATGTCAGACGGAACGCGAGCAAATCCGTAGATACCAGTTACCTCATATCGGCTTCCAGCTCTAAAAGCGCTAGACCTTAACCCAGTTGAACTATAACCTGTGTCGGTATTGGCTCCTGCTATGTTCACCAAGGGCTCTGCTTCATACTCACGAATATCACCATAATTTGCTACTCGTATTGATCTTCCAGATTCCGTGGGCTCAAAAGTGTAGGGAAACTCATTGATATCATCTGCTGGGCTATAAACAACAACGCCATTCTCTTTGATTTGTTGTATAGATATGATATTTTCATTGAGTACCAGTATGTCGGTTGCCTGACCGAAAACGGTAACAGTCTTTGTTTCGCTTCCAAAGTTTGTGTTTGTCTGCTGCTCAATTGTGTACCTAGCTAATCTTTCTGCAGATAACAACTCTTTTTCTGACCTATACTTTGAAGAGGTGGGAGAAAGGCTAAAACCCAATTCATTTGCTGCATCAATCGGCATAATTAATGGAGTTGCTATGTCGTAATAAAATTTTTGCTCAAACTCGTTTCCATTTATATGAAAAAACCAATGAACTTCAACCGCTTGCTGGACATCTGTAGACTCCAGTGGTAGTGATACGGTCCACTGTTCTGATGTGCCCAAAGGAGTGGGGGTTGTTTTATTTCCTGATAAGTACACAACATTATTTCCAAAGGAAATTTCGACGGCTGGATCATCATCTAATGTTCCAGAATATATATTAAGAGCAACCTGTGGTGAGGTGTTCTTAAGAATTTCAATCATTTTTATCCGTAGTAGTCTTGCAACTCTTTAGGAGTAGCAGGCCTAAAACCCTCCCCAACTTCAAAAATTTGTTGAGCTGTATCCATATCCACGAGAGCGTATGGGTGATCCTTGGTAAATCTAACACCATAAAGTTCATAGACCAAGTTTGATCTTTCCATCTTGACAAGAAGCGTGTCTTCTGATCTTTCTGTCTTCCTGGCATTATCAGTTCTGGCTCCATGAACAGAAAAAAGTTCTTCGGCAGAAGCAGTATTTTCAACTAGGGACTGGGTCTTGCTATAAAGTTCGAATGTAACTCCATTATCCTGAAGTTCATTAATAATAGCGGTCTTGGTTGTAACACCATCAATTTCAACGCCAAATTCATCAGCGATATTTTTTAATTCAGCAACCTTAAGTGCAGTAAAAGACATTTATCCTCCTTGTATCAAAATAAGTATACCATAAAACTATACACTAAACGAAGTTGGGCCGGGAAATTAATCCCGGCCCAACAACTATTTAGTTGTATTACGAACTAAGCTTCACGTTGTTTACGCGAACATAAGCTTCGCTGTTCTCAACCTGAACGCCTGCACGAACGAATACGGTGTACTCGATCGCGTCCTTCTTGGGCTTGAACTCACGGTGAACCGTGATTTCGCGCTTGATGCCCCAGATTCGGTTCTGTGGGAAGGTAAGGTCAACGTAGCCGTGGCTGCCAGAAGCGCCAGAATACGTACCTGTCTCAGTCTCACTGAACAGAGGGACTTCCTTCACGGGGATGCCGAATGCGTACGGGGTAACCGTACCAGCGTCACCACTGCGAGCAACCACGTCACCTCGGATAACGCTAGAAGCGATATCTTGAGGGTTACCGTTGTTGACCCACACGTTGGTCAAACCATACAGGTAGTCCTGCGTCAAGTTTGAGCCCGCGTAGAAGTTCAACTGATTGCGGCGTTGCAAGTACTTACGAGGCATATTCTTAATAGCCTTGTTGAAGATTGCCTTACCATCAGATGAACCAGTTCCACTAAGGGTTGCACCAGCAGCGTCAACGACAGCTGCACCAGATCCAGATGCCGTGACAAGCTTGCTAAAACCATTAAAAGCCTTAAGCAGCGGGTCCGACGAACCTGTGTCACCATTGATAGCCAGGTCCTCAAGGTCATTACCAAGAGCGGTAGCCATCATTCTCGCAATGTGGTCCTCCAGGCCGTTACCTTCGATGTTATCTTCGAGGCTTTCGGTCGTGAGTTCCCAGTCAAGACGAATCTTTTGGGTCGTCAGCGAGATCTTTGTGAACGTAGCACTGGCGTTGACACCATCATCAACACCTTCAGTCGCCAAGCGAGCGATTCTCTGACCGACATTGACCTTGTCAATATCAATTGTGTCAGACTTCATTCTCACAATGCGACCTTCCTTAGCGAGAACAGTAGAATCCCACATGTAGTCAATGAAGCGGTTAGCCTGCTCAGGGTTGAGCAAACCACCACCACCTGCACCAACCTCAGTAGTAGCGATTACTTTCTCTAGAAGTTCATTACTCATTTATTTTTCACCACCTTTTCGTTTTTGTTTTTTAGTATCACAGGGATGCTGCGTCGAGGAAACTGCCGCCCCAGATGTTATCTTTCTTTGTAACAGCCGTAGACCCGCCAAGGTCGTCGGACTTCTTAATTGCTGTATCCTTGTCTACCTTCTCAACTGCGTCAGAAAGTTCACCGATCTTACCGGAAACTTCGTCAACCTTTGAAGTGACATTTGATACAGAATCACTGAATTGCTTAGTGATATCGTCAACACGTGACTCTAGCGTAGCAATTGAATGATTAAAATTAGCGATAGTTGTTGAGTTGTTCGAGACAAGCTCAGCGATCGTCGATTGAATAAAAGACTTGAGTTCATCCACTACGGAAGCATCAAGCGATACCGACTTTTCGGTAACAGCTGCTTCTTCAGTGTCAGGTGTCTCTTCAGTGGCTTCCTCTGCTTGATCTGCATCGGGGGTCGCCTCAACTGCGTCATCATCAACCTCAGAGATCACGACAGCCTTTTCAACGTTACTATCTTCTTCCACAACAGGAACCTCAGTTGCGCTAGAAACCTCTACTGAATCAACTTCAGCAATAAGTTCTGTTTCTGCCATTTCTATACCTCCTTCGTTTGTTTTTTGCAAGGACTTTTCTGATTTCAAGAACTTATTAAGAACTTCACTAACAGAATCCGCCTTGTCAATATCTGATGACTCAATCCATCCAATGCTTTGCATTTGGTTCCCACAGACACAGTCCATAGACTCGCTATCGGATACCTTTGCAACATTATCAGAACTACACCAGAAAACATTAGAGGTGGCTGTTTCAGCTACCATGCCCTTTAGGGCAAATCCATTATCGGATTTAATAACAGACATTACATTTGAAAGTTGGTTCATGGGTGAGTCTACAATGCTGAGTTCTACGAGGTCATAGTCTTTGATGATTCTTACGGACTTGTTTGTTTCAGGATCAATAAACGGTTCTGATTCTTTTATTTCCCCGCCGATAGAGAATGCGCTAAGAGTCCCATCTAGAACTTTTTCCCAGGTGCTCTCTGCGCCCTTGGATATATAGCAACTAACATAAATTCCGTTATAAAACTTTCCAGTCTCTGGATCGTATATTTCTTCCTGTGAAAAAGACACCATCCGCCCAGCAGCGATCTTATCGTGCATTTCGCGTATATTTCCACGAAAGCGTTCAAAGGCGCGGGCGGAGGCCTCAGCCAAAACAATGTCACTTCCTCTATCAATATTGTCTGCTGTGGCAAAACCGGATACAATTCTATTCTCTACATCAAACTTGGAAAAGGGCACCGAAATATTAAGGTGGTGCCCATGAGTAGATAGATTAGACTTTGTTATCTCCATGATGTTA